CAATTCTAGTACATGAATTGATGAAAGGAACCTATGAGGTTATTGGCGCGCTACACGGTCAACCAAAAGATAGAGACATAGCTGCTAAAGTTATGGAACTTGAAGACACATTACAAAAAGAAATTTGGGATTTAAGATTAGGCCCAGCAATATGGGATAGAATTAAAGAATCTTTTCCTGAAGAAGTTATAACAGATGAGGATAAAGTTGGTATGCAATTGATTTTATTTCAAAAAATTGTTGCAAAACCAGCCAAAGAATTTTTAGTCTTCCTAAAAGAAGTTTTATCTGGATCTGAAAGTGGAAAAAGATTAATGGGATTACTTTATCAGATGATAAATGGCGAGATCAATGATTATGATTATAGAATGTCTATGAAACAATTTGATGATGAATTGAATAACGTTTCAGACGGTATTGACGATGATGATTTACGAGACCTTTTAGGGGGTCTAGGTATAGATCTATCAAATAACTAAAAGCTAATAAAGCATTAAAGTGGTCAAATTCGACCACTTTTTTCATATTTATATATATGAACAACAAAATAGAACAATTAAAAGAATATGCACGTATAATGAAGGATACACCTTACGCACTTAAAACGTACCTTCAGACATATGACAACACACAAAAAAAATTCGTACCACTAGAGTTGTTTCCAGATCAAATACAATTGTTAAACGATTACGAAAGATTCAATGAAAATATCACAAGAAAATATAGACAAGCTGGTGTATCTACTGTTACTGCTGCTTGGATTTCTAAAAAATTACAACTAGCAAAGCCGGAAAACCCTGAAAGAGTTTTGATTATTGCGAACAAAAGAGACACCGCGATAGAGATGGCTAACAAGGTAAGAATGTTTTTAGATCAATGGCCAGATTGGATTAATGTTGGTTTTCACCCTGATAAAAATTCAGAAAGTAGATTTAGATTAAATAATGGATGTGAGGTTAAAGCTGTGGCCACATCTTCTGACGCATTGCGTGGATACACTCCAACTATATTGGTTTTTGATGAGGCTGCATATATTGAAGCTGGGGAAGATTTCTGGGCAGCATCTATGGCATCTCTATCAACTGGAGGTAAAATCATATTGATATCAACACCAAACGGTTATGACCCCATTTATTATGGTGTGTACGAACAAGCGATTAGAGGTATTAACGATTTCCATATCACTGATTTAAGATGGTTTAAAGACCCACGTTATACTAAAGATCTTAAATGGTTAAAGGTTCCAGACATTGTTCACTACATGTTAAATAGAGAGCAATATAATGATGATGAAATCACTTTAAATGACCCTGAATATGATTTGATGAAATATCAAGAATATATGGATCAAGGTTATCAACCATATTCAAGTTGGTTTGAATCTATGTCCAAAAAATTCAAGTATGATAAGAGAAAAATAGCACAAGAACTTGAATGTGACTTTTTAGGATCAGGTGATAGTGTAATTCCATCAGAAACTATGGAAAAAATAGCCAAGAATATGGTTAAAACACCTAACGAAAAATATATGCAAGGTACCTTATGGCAATGGAAAGAACCAATTGAAGGCCATCGTTATATTATGGGTGTCGATGTTAGTAGAGGTGATAGTGACGATTTTTCCGCAATTAATATTATTGACTTTGATGATAGAGAACAAGTTTTAGAATATATCGGTAAAATACCACCGGATGACTTAGCAAACATTGCGTACAAATGGGGGGTTCTATATAACGCATTTATTGTAATTGATATTACCGGAGGTATGGGGGTCGCAACATCGAGAAAGTTACAGGAGATGAATTACAGAGATTTGTTTATTGATGGTTTTAACACAAAAAACATGTGGGAATACAATCATAAGGCGTTGGAAAAAATACCGGGTATAAATTTCAATAATAAAAGAACACAAATAGTTGCTTGTTTTGAGGAGCAATTAAGACACGATTTTATAATTAGGTCACACAGATTACTAAACGAACTTAACACATTTGTTTATATTAATGGTAAACCTAATCACATGAAAGGCGCTCATGATGATGCAATTATGAGTATTGCGATTGCAATGTACGCTGGTGATATATCATTTACACAACTTAAAAGAAATGAGCAACAGAATAAAGCTATGCTTGAATCCTGGGTGATGTCTGAAAGAACATATGAAGCACCACAAAGTAATGTATATTCTTACGGTACTTCTTTTGATCAAGTTGGGATGATGCAAATAGATAGTTCGCCATATGCTAAGTCCTCCACGTCTAATATACCCGCGAAAGAACAATATAATCAATATTCATGGTTATTCGGTGGTAAAAAAAGGGTTGATTAATCCTTAAAATTTAATTAGATTAAATAGAATAGTATTTATATAGTATGGCGAATCAAGACTTGACCATTTATCAGAGGTTAACCAAAGTATTTGGGTTTCAAAACAAAGGGGATCAAAATCCACCTTCATTTAATTTTTCAAGAGAAGAATTATTAAAAACGGACGATCCGGTTGAATTTGAAAAGGCAAAGCTGCAAGCGCAGCAATCACAGTTTCTTTTTGATAAGTGGACTAAATTAGATAATTCATTATATAATCAATCGGTTTATTATGAACCGAATAGATTGGCGGCGTATTATGATTTTGAATCAATGGAATTTACTCCTGAGATATCGGCGGCTTTGGATATATATTCTGAAGAATCTACAACAATATCAGAAAAGGGTACGATCTTAAGTGTTTATTCGGAATCTACCCGAGTAAAAAATATTCTAACAGATTTATTTGAAAATAGGTTGGATATAAACACCAATCTCCAAATGTGGGCTAGAAATTTATGTAAGTATGGTGACAACTTTGTTTATTTAAAAAGTGATCCAGAAAAAGGTGTTGTTGGTTGCCAACAATTACCAAATATCGAAATTGAGAGATGGGAAGGAGCTCAAACAAGAACACCTAATCAAGGTGAAATTAGAATGCCGATTCGTGAATTGCGTTTTACATGGAAAAATAAAGACATGGAATTCCAGTCATGGGAAGTTGCACATTTTAGATTATTAGGTGATGATAGAAAACTTCCTTATGGTACATCAATGTTGGATAAGGTTAGAAGAATTTGGAAACAATTGCTTTTAGCTGAAGACGCAATGCTAATTTACAGAACATCAAGAGCACCTGAAAGAAGGGTGTTTAAAGTGTTTGTTGGTAACATGGATGATAAAGATATTGAAGCGTATGTACAGCGTGTTGCAAGTAAATTTAAAAGAGATACTGTTGTTGACCAAAGAAATGGCCAAGTTGATATGAGATATAATCAGATGGCTATTGATCAGGATTATTTTATACCAGTTCGTGATCCAGCAGCGCCTAGTCCAATTGAAACATTAGCTGGAGCACAAAACTTAGGTGAGATTGCTGATATCGAATATATTCAAAAGAAATTATTAGCGGCTCTTAGAATACCTAAAGCGTTTTTAGGTTTTGAAGAAGTTGTTGGTGATGGTAAAAATCTTGCATTAATGGATATTCGTTTTGCAAGAACAATCAACAGAGTACAAAAATCTTTAGTTCAAGAATTAAATAAAATAGCATTAATTCACTTATATCTTTTGGGCTTAGAAGATGAGTTAGAAAACTTTACATTAGGTTTAACTAATCCTTCTTCACAAGCAGATCTATTAAAGATTGAACAATGGAAAGAGAAAGTGACACTTTATAAAGATGCTACTTCAGATCAATCACAGGTAGGTATTCTTCCTGTTTCACATACTTGGGCTAAGAAAAATATCTTGGGTATGAGTGATAACGAGGTTATACTAGATCTTCAGCAACAAAGACTTGAAAGAGCAATGGGGGCTGAATTAACAAACACAGCTAAAATTATACCAAGATCTGGTGTATTTGATGAGGTGGATTCTAAGTATGGTATACCAGAAGAAGAAAGAGCTAAAGTAGATGCTGCAGCAGCTGAAGGAGGAGACTCTGGAATGGATATGACATCACCACCACCATCAGGAGGTGGCGATTCAGCGCCGGCAGAACCGTTAAGTGAAAGTAGAAAGATAAAAATGAATAATATTCTAGGAGAAAGTGATGATATTTCAGATTTATTTGATCTAGATAAGGCTAAGAAGAATATTTATGAAATAGAAAATAAATTAAAAGACATATTAAACCAATAAAAATGAGCAAAGTTGGTATCATTAAAACTAAACTGTTAAAAAAGTTGACCGAATCATACGGCAGCAAGAATAAATCTGAAATAAAAGATATTATTAAAACTATCCTTGAAAACAAGAAGTTTAAGGAAATGTATTTGTTTTATGAGGAGATCGAAAACAAATATATTGAAGATAAAGAAACCGCAAAGCTATACATTGAGGGGTTGGAGAATATGATAAATAGCCAATCAACAATTAATGAAATTGCTGATTTTTGTAAAAAATTAGATAAGAAATTGGGTGATGTGTCTTCAGAAAACAATGAATTATATGAATCTTTAGATCAATTATTTGCAAAAGACACTTTGTCAAATATTGAAAATAAAGTGATCGCTAGAAAGAAACTAGTTGAACACTTAACAAAGAAAAAAGATGTTACAATAAAAGATAATGAACCTTTTACTGTTAATGAAAGTCTTCTTTATGGTGTATTAGCAAATAACTTTAATGTTTTATACTCTAATACTTTAAACGAAGAACAAAAGAAAGATTTTAAAGATATTATGTCATTATCAAATGACGAGCTTGTTATTAAAACAGCTGAACTAAAGGAAGGGATCAATAATAAAATTGAAAGTCTTTTAGTAGAATCAAATGACAAGGAAATGAATGAAAAACTCAATAAAGTTAAACAAGAGGTAAATACAAAAGAAATTTCCAGATTAAATTACTTCAGATTAGTAGAATTAAAAAATGGTCTTGATTAATCGAGACCATTTTTAATTTTTTGCACATATATCGCTTTGCGAATTTCAGCGCGTCTTTTTACTGATGGTTTGACAAATTCTTGTCTCTCCCTTAACTTTTGAACCTGCTTCACTTTTTGAACTTTATACTTGTAAGTTCTTAAAGCAGATTCAAGGTTTTTTTCTTTTTTTAAGTCAATTATAATCATATAAAATAAATATAATACAATTTTTTGGAAAATTAAAAATTTTTAGTTATTATTATACTACACCATAATATAAATAAAATTATGTAAAAAGTTAATGAAAATCGGGAAATATATTCCCCTAGGGGATTATAAAGATGTAAAGATTGGTTATGGTACCGTAGATTTTAAAAATTTAAAAACCATTTATTTAAAACTAAACGCTTGGGTTGAACCAGAAAATGAAGAATTAGATTTTGATAAAACAATTCTGGTCGCTAGAAAATCACTGAAAGATTTAATAAGAACATACGATTTTAACAGTTATTTTAAAAAAGAAAGTATTGTTGATCTTGATATTAGGACAAAGGGAATAAAAATGAATAAGAGGTCCTTTATGAATTTAGAAATTACATTATTTGTAGATATTTTTTTCGATGTTAAATCTCAAAGTGTAAAATCAATATTAAAAACTTTCCTTCAAACATCAATTGAGCAGTGTTTATCTGATAAAAGCCTGTTCAATTTTAACAAATCTAAGATTTGATTCAAAAATGCTTGTATTTATATGATATATTAATATATCTATAAATGAAAGTATTGGGACCAAATGAAACGGGTAAAGGCATTTTGATTGAATATGATGCTGGTCACATATCACCCGAGGATTATAAAAACAAGAATATTATTACAGAAATGCAGAATAAGGATACCGATCAGGACCTTATTCTGTATGCTGTTTTGCAAAAGTTTGATACCCCTAATAAGAATGGTAGAATTTACCCTGAAAATTTATTAAAAAGGGAGAATGAAAAATACCAAACAATTATAAAAAAGGGTTCTGCATTAAACGAATTAAATCACCCATCTTCATCTCTAATCGATCTTGATAGAGTATCTCACACAATTTTAGAAACGTGGTGGGAAGGAAAAACCTTAATGGGTAAAATCAAAATTTTAACATCACCTGGTTGGAAAAAAATGGGTATAGTTAGTTGTAAGGGAGACCAAGCGGCTATGCTAATACTAAATGGGGTTACTTTAGGTATTTCATCTAGAGGTGTTGGATCATTAAAACAAGTTAAAGGTCAAAATATTGTGCAAGACGATTTTGAATTGGTTTGTTTTGATTTGGTGTCTTCGCCATCGACTCCTGGTGCATATGTATTTCAGGATATTAATGATAAGGATAAATTCAATGAAACTGTTGAAGAAAAACCAGTCGTTGAGGATAGGATGAAAAAACTAATGGGTAAACTAGATTCTTTTTTAACAAAATAATAATAAAAACGAGAAAAAATCATTCTTTTCAATATTGAGAAGTAGATTTTTTTGATTATACACATATTTATATAGTAAATCAAATAAAAAGATGACCGAAAAATCTATTCTAGAACAAGCGTTGCTTCAAGTTAATACACTTGAAGAAGCAGTAAAGCAAAATGCAAAAGGTATACTTTCTTCAGTAATGAAGCAAGAACTAAATGAGTTGCTTAAAGAGTCAGAAGAAGAAGAGGAAGAAGTAGCTACTGAAGAAGAAGCTATGAATCCTGAAGAAGAGGAATCAAAAGACATGTCAGAACAGCCAGCTTCCGATGAAGAAGAGGAAGATGATGCTGAAGAAGCTGATGATGAAGAAATGCCCTCGATAAATGATGAACCAGCAAAAGAAGTTGATGGTGAATTTCCAGGAATGGGAGCTATGCCAGCAGCGGACGAGCCAGCTGATGATGACATGCTTGATATGACAGGAGCTTCTGATGAAGAAGTTTTAAAAGTTTTCAAAGCTATGTCTGATGAAGACGGTATCGTTGTTAAAAAAGACGGTAACAACATCGAACTTAAAGACGAGGACGATGAATACATCATTAAATTGGACGAATCCGAAGAAGAGGAAGAAGGTGAAGTTTCTGAAGAAGAAGAAATTGAAATACCTGAAGACTGGAATGAGGAAGAGTCTATGGAAGAAGTTGCAGAAGAAGAAGCTAGTGAAGAAACTGTTTATGAAATCGAATTAGATGACGAAGACATGGAAGATTCTGAAAAAGAATCAGAAATGGCTGAAGAAGATGCTATGGAGGTTGAAGCAACAGAAGCTGCTAGAACTAAGTGGAATAAACATGGTGACAAAGGTGGATCCGATAGAGCTGGTTTAAAAAGTAAGAAAGTATTTGCTGCTGGAGCAATCAACGAAGAAGTTGAAAACCTTAAAAAGCAAAATTCTGAATACAAAAAAGCTTTAGTTCTTTTCAAGGAAAAACTTAATGAAGTAGCTGTGTTTAACGCTAATCTTGCTTATGCAACACGTTTATTTACTGAACATTCAACTACAAAACAGGAGTAGTTGCAATTTTCTCAACAAC